TGGGACGCTGCGCCGTTCGTGTCAGGTGATTATTCGGCCGCGACGGACCGTCTGTCTATGCATGCCTCAAAACGCATGCTAAAGGGACTGCTAAAACGGGTGGCTCTAGAGCCAAAGCTACGTCACCGTATCGAGACATCTCTGTTCTCGGCGGTGATGGACTACTCCCGGACATTGCAGACCTTTAAGGGCAAGGTCCCCCCGGAGATCCTGAAGTCCATTCCGCTGCCACCAAAAACCCGGCAGCGGAACGGTCAGTTGATGGGGAATATCCTATCCTTCCCCATCCTCTGTCTAGTGAACCTAGCGGCCTATCTAACAGCCGTCGTGGGGTACTACAGACAAAATCCTAGTGTCTGGCCAACCTATACCCGTTCGGGGAAGAATCTGGCTAGTCTACTGGAACTGAGGTTGGAAACGGGATATCTCACCCGTCACGAACTGAATGATCTCCCTGTCTTGATCAACGGGGATGACATCCTGTTCCAGGCCCACATGGGACTCTACGAACACTGGCTTTCTAATCTATCGGAGTTTGGACTAGTTCCCTCCGTTGGAAAGAATTACTACAGTGATGAGTTCTTTACCGTCAATTCTGAACTCTATACTAGGGAAGGCTTTCAGAGCCGACCTTGGTGGGGCGGATTCCAGACGGACCTGGTTCGGGCTCGACAGGAGATCCGGTTTGAGACGGGGATGGATGTCCTGCAGGCGGACATGCGGAAAGTACTCCCACCCATGCAGGCGTGGTTGAAGGAAACCGTACCAGTGTCAGCCTGGCCGGAGGTGAATAGGATGTGGATTGACCACCTCCACGATTCGGGACTCCTGGATCCGTATAAGGGTCTGAATTGGTTCCTACCTGCCGAACTCGGCGGGATGGGACTGGATTCAGCTGGCTTTGCAGATTCAAGAGTCACGTACGCACAGAGGAAGCTTGCTGTGCGGCTCTACCTCAATCCTGACGGATTCCGATTTCCGGGTGTCGAAGGTTCTCTGGTGTCAGCCACGGCTGACCAGAACTACCGACTGCTCCTGGGATCGGTTCCCCGCAGGGGATTGGTGGTAGAGTTCGAAGGGGTCAAGTGTGTCGTGGATCATTCCGTGTCAATGGATCCCGACGCGGTGGTGGACTCCCCCGACGACCTGTCGGAGGAGGAGGAGACGGTCAGACTTTGGCCGATTGTCAATTCACTGGTGTCCCGAGCGAAACATATTGATCGCTGGTTGGACCACCATGTGACTGGCATACGACTGGAGGCTGATGCGGTCAGGGATGGAGTGCGTCGCGCCCTACACTGGGGGCTAAAGATGTCTGACAAACATCTCGACGTGTGGGAGGGCATGGATGTCCAACCCCGGTACAACTGCGCACGTGAATCGTGGGTAGTTCCCAGGGAGTTGATAGTGTCGTTGTGAGTCGCGGATGTGCGAACCCAGCCTGACACCAGGGCAATAGGATGGTGTACATCGGGGAGCTCCGGGGGGGGCTCCACACGGACCGATGTTCCTCTGGGGTAGCTCGACATTAAGAGTGACAAAAACCTGTCACCCCGCCTGACAAGCGGTCCATGAG